TGAAACTGTGCCTTGTGAAGTCTTCCTTGATCATCAAACTCTCTCAGATGGTCGAGACTGGAAGAATTGCGCTCTACTTGGGTGGCGCGGTCAGGAAGGTGGTCCGAATCCTGATGATGTTAAGCAGCGTGTGGTTTGGATGTTTCCATTTGCTGTTAACATCGCAGAACTTCAGGTGTATCAACCCCTTATTGAAGCATGCCAACGCTTTGATCTGGTTCCAGCTTGGGTAAGTCTGGAGAGTGTCGATAGGCATATCACAGCACTGTTTGATACTAAAGCAGCTGAAGACCTGATAGTCTGCACAGACTTCTCAAAATTTGACCAGCATTTCAACCCAGATATGCAGCAGGCAGCTAAGGCCATATTGCAGCGCCTACTGACTCCGGACGAGGATGCAAATCGCTGGTTGGATGAAGTTTTCAGCATTAAGTACACCATCCCTATGATGTACAACTATGGCGACTTCGTCACAGGTATCCACGGAATGGGTTCTGGCTCCGGTGGTACCAATGCCGATGAGACTCTCACTCACCGCGCATTACAACATGAAGCTGCTCAATCTCAGGGGCAGATTCTGAACACCCACTCTATGTGTTTGGGAGATGATGGCATTCTCACCTACCCAGGAATAACCGTAGAGGACGTAACAAATGTGTATTCTTCTCACGGCCAGGACATGAACATTGAGAAGCAATATGCGAGTACCGATGACTGCACATATTTAAGACGATGGCATCACAAGGACTATCGGATTAACGGAGACTGCGTCGGTGTGTACTCAACTGCTCGCGCTTTGAACAGATTGTGTGCACAGGAGCGATTCTATGACCCTAAGGTTTGGTCTGAGAAAATGGTCGCTTTGCGTCAACTCTCCATCTTGGAGAATATTAAATACCACCCTTTGCGCGAAGAGTTCGTCGACTTTTGCATGAAAGGGGATAAGTTTAGATTGGGTCTAGACATCCCAGGTTTCCTCGATGATATTGAGCGGATAGCATCGGAAGCTAACGACCACATGCCTGACTTCCTCGGATATACCCGAAC